GGCCCGCCGTCAGACCAGTCGCTGAAGTCTCCGGACGCGCCCGGCAGCAGCATCGGAGCGCCGTCGGACCAGTAGTTGAAAAGCTCTGCCATCTCACGTCACCACGATTTGATCCCACCAGCACGGATCGAGCTGGCTGTCGTACCGCGCGTTCAACACGACGAACAGGACTCCGGCGCTGGTCGGCGAGACCGACACCGGGCCGATCGCCACCCAGCCGGCGCCCGAAGGAGCGGTCGAGCTGACGTCGGCGTTGACGCCGATCTCGGGGTTCGCCTTGACGGTCAGCGTCGGCCGCGGCGAGAGGTTGATCGGCTGCTTGACGCTGACGGTGACCGTGCGCGAGCCGGAGGCGACCCTCCATCGGAACCGGAACTCTCCCCGGTTGTTCATCTTCAGCGACGGCGCGTCGGCCGTTCCTTCGGCGTCGTCGCGCTTGCCGAGAACCATGTACCGGCCGTCGGCGACGAGCGACCGAAGCAAGTAAGGTTGCGCCTGCGGGTAGGTCGCTCTCCCTTGGTAGATGGCGCCGTTGACTCCGATTGATCCGAGGTCGGCCATTAGTTTGTCTCCAGCGTGTTGCTAGTCTCGATGCAGTAGATGCCGGTGTTGCCGCCCTGCTTGTAGAGCTTGAAGGTCTTGCCCGCGAGGTCGCCGACGCCAGTGAATGTGTCGAGATCGGTCAGCGCAGCCAGCGGGTGGCACTGGTGCCAGAACCCGCGCATCCGCCCTCGAATGTTGTTCGCCGGCGACGTCACCGGGTCGCCGATCCATACCGGCGAGACGAAGAGCTCGCCGTTCGCCGGGTTCGGGAACGGCACGATCCCGAGCAGCGTGCCGACCCCGCTCTTGGTGTGGTCGCCGGACTTGGCCGCGTTGATCGAGGTTCCGAGCCCGGTGTAGCCTCTGGCGATGAAGAACCCCGGCTGCGCCGAGTTGATGAACCCGCTGACCGCGTCGAGCTTCTCGGTCGAAGCGCCGGACGTGTTCTCGCCAGTCCTCCCGTTGATGAACGTCCGGTAGCCGTCGGACGGGACGAGCGAGAAGAAGTCGCCGAACCCGAACCCGTAGTAGTTCCCGGCCAAGTCTCCGGTCAGGCACAGGAAGTACATCGTCCGGTTGTCGCAGATCATCACGCAGTTTCGCGCCGTCGCGTCGGCCGTCGCGCTCTTGCGCGCGACCAGCATCGCGATCCCGCCGACGCCCTGCGCGGCCGTCGGGAACGGCCCGGTCCCGGTGTCGACGTCCGACATCGTCTCGTATCCGGTGATCCGCGCCTCCCGCGCGACGCCGGCTCCCGGGCTGTCGTCCTGCACCCGGAGGTAGAACTGGTTTCCGCCGCCCTGCCGGTACGCCGCCTTGTTCGTCCCGCTGAACGCCTTCGTCCAGCCGGCGGCGACGAGCGCGGTGTCGAGCAGCGAGATCAAGCTGCCGTTCTCACCCGTGACTGTCGGTGTAGTAATCGTAAATTGCATTTTTTTGCCTTCTGTTCAGCGGGATCAATTGATCCCGGTCAGCACATTCTCCACTCCCCGTTCGTCAGGTAGCCGTGCCACTTTGTCCGCCCGTCGTCGATCAGTATCGACGGCGTGACCGAGATCGATCCGTCAGTGTGCTCATTCACTTGGTGGCCCTGAAGGCTTCCCATGTGGCTTCCGGGCGGCCGGCACATCCAGACGCCGCGACGGTCCTTTCCGTACTCGCCCTCTTTTAGCAAGAGCTGGCCGTCTGCGTCTGGCTCTACTCTGGTTCCTTTCATGCGAGCACCTGCCGTATAGCCGTCTTCTTGCGGCCGATCAAGTTCACGATGATGTCGGGGTTGCGCATCAGGTGGTCCGTCAGCGCCGTCTCGTCCACTCCGTTGTAGATCTCGACCTTCTGCGGCTGCCGCTGCGCGCCAGAGATCATCTTGCCGATCGGCCCGAGCAGCTTGTCCGGGATCATCGCCTCGTTGCGGGTCGCGATCACCGGGATCTCGTCGCCGGCGACGCCGCCCGAGTGGTAGCGGGTGGCTCCGACGAAGATCCGCCTGTCGGTCCCGCCGCGCCGGCTGGAGAAATCCCCGGCCGATCCGCCGAAGTGCTGCGCGCCTTCCGGACCGAAGGCGGCGTAGTCGGCGTTGGTGTCGCCGCCGCCCGCGCCGGCGCCAGCCCCGGCGATCCCGCTGACCGCCCGCAGGACGGTGCGGACGACCATCTGCTGGACCATGATCCGGACGAGGTCGCTGACGATCGAGGTCGACATCTCGCTGAACGCTTGGCTCGCGCTCTTCGTCCCGGTGATCATCGCAGTGAAAGCGTCTGTGAAGTTGCGGTCGAGCGACTCAGACACGCCCGCGCCGGCCTCGGCCACGCGCTCGCTGAAGCTTCCGAACGACTTCGACTGAGCCTCCCAGCCGACCGACCACGCCTCTTGCACGGTCACCGCGTCGGCCTTCATCCGTCTGGCCAGCTCGGCGCTCCGGTCTTGGATCGACCGGCTGATCTCGTCGAACGCGTCGGCGTCCTCGGCCGTCATCAGCCCGCTCTCGCCCGCCCGGATGCCGGCCCGCAGCTCCGACACGCTCTCGCCGGTGAAGCCCGCCCGGTTACGCTTCGCCGCCACCAGCGCGAGCTGACGCGACCGCGCTTCGTTCAGCTTGCTGATCGTGTCCGTAACGTCGATCCCGATCTCGTCCGGCTCGTAAAGCTGCTCGTACTGCTTCCGGAACTCCTCGTTGACCTTCGCCGCCGCCGCGGCAGCCGGCTCCATCCCCTCGACCGTGAACTTCGACAGCATGTCGGCGTTCTTGCGGTAGGCGTCGGACAGCTTGTCGGCGTCCGCCGCCTCCTGCTTGCGGTCGAAGTCTTCGAGCTCTCGCCGGCGCGCCTCGTTCAGCGCCTCGAGCAACTGCTTGGTCTGCGCGTAGGCCAGCCCGAGCCCGCGGACCTTCTTCTCCTCCGCGTCGTACGACGCGACGATCTCCTGACGGCCGCTCAACCCGCGCAGGCGGATCGACTCGAACTCGCGCTGGAACTTCTTCGTCTCCTCCTCGTTCGGCTGGCGGTTTTTCTGGACGAACGACTCGAACGTCTGAGTGCCGAGCTCGCGCAGCCGCTGCGTGCCTCCGAACATCCGCTCGCGGATCTGCTCGCGCCGCTGCATCTCCGCCTCGGCCTGCGCGTCGAGCTTGGCGGCGTTGAGGATCTGGTTCTCGCTGATCGCCTTGTCGACCGACCGATCGTCCGGGAACTTCCGGACGTTCGCGAGGTCGAGCCCGCTGGCCGCCATCGTCCGACGGATGCCCTTGAGCTCCTCCTGCCGCGCGGTGTTCGGCGTCAGCATCTCCAGCAGCCCGGTGCCCATTTGCGCCGCCGCCTTGACCGGGATCTGCCGGCCGGCCGAGGCGAGGAAGGCGTCCCACGCGTTCTTCAGCCGGTTGATCTCGGCCGCCGTCTGCGCCACCGACTCTCCGGCCGGAGCCATCTTGGCCAGCTCCTTCGTGAACGGCCCGAGGAAGTCCTTCGTCATCAGGTTGCCGCTCTCGACCAGCTTGTTGAACTCCCGGCCGGTCATCCCCATCGACCGCTCCGCGATCTGGAACGCCCCGGGCAGCGCGTCGCCCAGCTGGCGGCGCAGCTCCTCCATCGAGACCACGCCCTTGCTGACCATCTGCTCGAGCGCGAGGAAGATCCGCTGCTGGTCGTGCGTGGTCAGGCCGAACCGCCGGCCGGCCTCCGCCACCGCGATGAACGTCTCCTTGAGCTGCAAGGTCGAGACGCCGGTCCCTCGGGCCGCCGCCTCGAACCGGGCGAACCGGTCGGCCGTGTCCCTGAAGGAGATGCCGATCCGCTGGCTCTCGCGCTGGAGGAAGCTGAACTGCAAAGCCGCCTCGCCGCTGGTGTCGGTCACCAGCTTGAGCACGTTCTCAATCCGCTCGAAGTCGATGGCCGCCTGTACCGCCTCGCGGCCGAGCCGGGCGAACTGCAACGCTCCGAACACCCCGACGAACCTGCGCCCGAGGTTGCCAAGCATCCGCTCGATCCCGCCCATCTGCGTCGCCACGTTCTGCGCTCCGCTCGCGGCGTTGCGCGTCGCCTGCTGCGCCTGCTGGCCGAACTGCTGGACGGCCGCCGCGGCCGCCCGGCTCTGCTGCGTCATCCCCTGAAATGCGGTGTTGACGCTGTCGCTCATGCGCCGGCCGACCGACTTCGCCACTTGGTCGAGGCGGAACAAGTCGGCTTGCAGCTCGTTGACCGCCCGGCGCGAGGCGAGGATGTCGAGGACGATCTGAAGTCGTGCGATCTCCATTACGGCTTTCCTCCGGTCGCGACCTTCGCCGCGACCGACCGCGCGACGAGGTCGGCGCTCGCCACCACGGCGTTGAAGAACCCGGCCGGCGCCTGTTGGCTGCGCCCGGCGTTTAGCCCCTCGATGTAGTGGACGGTGTTCGTGACGTGGACCTCCTTCGTCCCGGGATCGATCTGGAAGTTGGACTTCGACCGGGCCAGCGAGTCGAAGAACGCGTTGGCCGCCGCGATCTCGGCGTCGGTCGCGTCGATCCCGCCGAGCCCGATGTCGGGCGCCGGCTGGTCGTCGCTGGCGTTGCCCTTGATGTTCCAGCTCGCCCGCGCCCGGCCCGTCCGGTAGGGCGTGATGTCGCGCACCCGCGCGTGCAGCTGCTTGGCCGTCCCGCCGAGAACCGCCTCGATCTTGAGGTCGACGCCCCGGAAGAACCGGCTCACGTCTGTCCTGAACGTGTCAGTCGCCATTCCCGACACTGTGCTTGGCGTGGTAGTCCTTCAAGTAGATTCCGTCCATGTGGCGAACGCACTCGACGAACGACCGGACGTCGACGACCCGGAACAGCTCCACGTAGGCGCGGATCTCGCTCAGCGGGATCGGCCCGATGGAGAACCCGATCTGCCGGCTCCGGTTGAGCGACCAGAACGCTTCCCACGTCTCCTCAAGCTCGCGTGGAAGCTCCGGCCGGTTGGCCAGCGCCGGGAGGACGCGCTGCTCGGCCATCTGCTGCTCGCGGAGCGCCCCGGCGCGCTCCCCGTAGACGAGCTCCCACTCTAGGCTTTTCCCAGCGCGTCTTTCGACTTGTCGAGCGCCTGCGCCCGGTACATCTCCTGCGCGCCGCTGATCTCCCGGACGACGTTAATGAAGTCGCGGTTCGCCAGCAGCTCCCGGGCTTTCTCCTGCGAGTAGGGAACGGGCAAGCCGTCGGCCGTCGTCAGACCTGACCAACCGACGAGTATGCAGCTCGACATTACCTCCAGCTGAATCCGGTCCCACGTCGCGTCGTCGATCGCGCCGGCCCGCCGCTTCATGTCGACCTCGGGCTCGGCCAGCAGCTCGGACATCCGCTTGTTCGCCCGGGCGTTTCCGCTGCGCGCCACCACGATCTTGAAGTTCTCTCCTATGTCCACCTCGATCCCTTTGATCTCTTTGTCCGGATCGGTCTTGTACCGCGCGTTGAACTGGTTCAGGTCCATATCACGTTTGCCTTTCGTCTATTGTTTCGCTGAGTCGGACGATCTCGACCGCCACGGCTTCGATCATGTCCGAAAACTTTGCCTTCTCTACGGCCGACGCCGTGGCGTGGAGGCTCCGCAGGCTCTCCAGCGTCTTGTTGAGCTCGCGGACCATATCGACCGCTTGTTCGTCCGGCATGCCCGGGATTGTTGCCGAGGCCGACCCGGGTCACAAGGACTCATTCCCTCGCCGGATCGGCCTCGGTCGCTTTTGAAGTTTGGTTACGGTTGCAGGAAGTCCGCTTGGAACTGGAACTCCGTCGTGTCGAACCCGACGCCGCGCTCAGCCTTGAACTGCAAGTTGAGGAACACGTCTTGGTTGGTGCCCGGCACGTCGGTCGTGCCGTCGCCCATCTGGATCTTCGGCATGTAGACGTTGATCACCCGCCCGGCGCTGTCGACCAGCGTGAACTCCAGCGACTGCGCGGTGTGCAGCAGGAACTCGTCGTACATCTCCCGGCTGTCGAAGTAGGCGACGAGCGTACCGCCCGGCGCGCTCTGGCCGCTGCCGACCGGGAGCGTCCCCTCGCGGGCCAGCGCGAGGCGCTCGCGCAGGTTGTTGTTCAGCGTGAAGTCCAGCGACTGGACGAACGCCCGGGCGAGCTTCCCGTTGAGGTAGAGCCGCGCAATGTGGCTCGTCGTGTTGATGATCGGGTTGGTCGACGGCGGCGTGATGGCGTTCCCGACCGTGTCGGTCCGGGCGCTCGTCCCGCTCGGCAGCCCGTAGCCGAGGAAGCCGAACGTCTCCATGATCTTCGACCGCGGTTGGAGCGACAGCGCCCACGTGTTGACGCACATTCCGGTCAGCGGGATGACGATCCCGGTGTCGGTGACCTCGGTGTCGAACACGTAGGACTCGAGCGTGACTCCCAGCCCGCCGCCCTGCCTCGAGTACGCCCACGAGACGGTGACGTTCGGACCGACGGCCTCGGCGACGAAGTTCTCGACCGTCAGAGAGTTGGTGCCGTTGCCAGCGGTGATCCGGTGCAGCCCGTTGTTCGTCGCGTTCGCCCAGCCGCTCATCTTGACGTACTTGGCCTTGAGCAGCGCCGCCGGGAAGCCCGCGCCTTTCGACAACACTCCGAGAGCGCTGATCGCGTAGTCGGTCGCGGTCGAGCTTCCGCTGACCAACGGCTGCTGAATCGCCGAGCACCTGAAGTCGTTGTAGTCTCCCCAGCTCGCCTCGCCGACAAGATCGCCGCCCGCGCCGTTGCCGACCTTGACCAACCCGGACGAAGTTCGGTCGCTTCGGATCTCCTCGCTCTCGACCGTGACCTTCATGTGCTTGAGCGAGTGCCGGACGTACCGCAGCTCCTTGACCGTCGCGTAGTTGCTGGAGAGTCCGCCCGTCAGGGTCGCCCCGGACGCTCCTAGTCCGGCGCCAGTGACCGTGAGGGTGATGGCGTCGCCGGCCGCCCCGTGCACCCGGGCGTAGAGCGTGACGAGAGAGACGCCGTTCGACACGGCGATGACGTCAGGGTTGCGCAGCGAGCCCGCGTGGTAGGCGACTCCGACCGACTGAAGGTTGGCGTTGATCGCGTCGGCCAAGTTGTTCGCGCTCTCTGCTGGCAACGCTCCGCTCGCCACCTTGTAGGCGGCGTCGAGCGCTCCGGTCTCGAAAGTGTAGGTCAGCCCGTTGATTACGACCGTCGCCCCGTCGGGAGCCGGCGCGCCGAAGCTGACGCTTCCCGTCGAGTAGGCGCCGCCGATGGCGGCCGCGAAAGACGCCTCCTTCGCGTACCGAACTGCCGTCCTGTTTGTGTCTGCCATATAGTTTGTCCTTTCGTCCGAAGTTGTTTGACTGGTTCAGAACAGAGCGTCAATGCGAAACGGCACCGAGACGTTCTTGTGCAGGAGCAGCTTTTCCTCTCCCGCGTCGATCAGGTCGGGCGCGCGCAGCTCAAGTTCGATCCCGGTCGGCGCGTCGATCAACGTCTGCATTCGCAGGACCGACGCCGCGGCGTCGCAGTAGTCCATCATCAACTTTTGTCCGCCGCTCTTGGGGGTGAAGACCTGAACGACCACCGCACCGCCGTGCCGTTCCAGCCGGCGGCCGACCGGCCCGACCGACACCTGCTCGCCGAAAGCCCAGCGGACGTACAGCGCGACCCACGGGGCGTTCGCCGGCTGGTGGAACTTCACGTTCTCGAACTTGATGGGCGTCTGCGCCGCCCAGCCGTCGGAGAACAGCTTCTCGATCAGCCGGCGCCCGGGCTCGAAGACAGCGAGGCTCAATCTCCCTCCCTCTCGGCCACGATCTCGACCTCTGGATCGTCGATGGTCAGGACGGCCCGGCTCGGCGCCTGCCGGTTGTTCGCGTCGATCACGATGTCGATCCGGCTGATCGCGCCCTCGACCTTGTGGCCGAGCGCGTCGTAGACGGCAGTGCCTTCAGCCGTCCCGTCGGAAACGATCTTGATTCTCATTTGCGGCTGGCCCTCCCGCGCAGCACCCACACGTTCCTCGTCGGCTCGATCCGGATCAGCTCGACGTCGTAGCGCGTCCCGTCGGCTTTGACGAGGTAGTCGTCCTTCGTCGGCTCCAGCGCCAGCTCGGTCGTCCGGACCAGCAGCTTCTCGTCGCCGCTCTGGACGATCTTGTTGTCGACCTCCTCATGCTCGAACACGCCGAACAGCACCTTGACCGGGTGCGTCGTCTCGACCGAAGGGCTGTCGCCTGCCTCCGGGTCGTACGCTGCCGGGGTGACCCGGTGGTAGACCGCCGCGACGGCCACCGAGTCGAAGACGGTCCACGCCGTTCCGACTACGCTGGCGACGATGGCGGGGATGTTCATTCGTTCTTGTAGATCGAGATCGCGGCGATCAGCAGCACTAAGACTGAGATCAAAGTCACAATGATCGTCATACGCGGCTGAGCTTGACCACGCCGCCGCCGGCCCCGACGACCCGGCCGTACTTGGCGAGGAGGTTCTGCACGTCGCGGGTGATCGCCAGCGGAGCCGCCCCTTGGCTGAACTCGACGGCCAGCGCGCCAGTGATCTCCAGACTCTTGATCCCCTCGCCCTGCGAGTCGCCCAACCGTTCGGCCTTGAGGTTCTGGATCGCCATCTCGCACGTCGCCTGCACGACCGCCAGAGGCACGACGTTCTCAGGCAGGTAGGGTCCGCTGCTGACGCTTCCTCCAAGGATGATCGAAAGCTGGTCCGAGTCAGGATCGGGACAGAGCCGCCGCGGCCACTGGAGCGCCTGCGTCTGGCTCCCCTTGTAGCCGTTGAACTGGATCTCTTGGTCGATCAACCGCGTGGCCATGATCAGCGCCCGCGCCTTGTCGTCCGACGTGGCGGCCGTCCAGTCGGTCGCGCGCAGCCGCTCGTTTGCGTAGGCGTCGCCGTCGGCCACGCTGGCGTAGCTGTTGGCGTTGGTCAGTCCGGCCCCGGTTTCCTTGATCAGCGTGACTGCCATAAGTTTTAGACGATGATCCGGAAGTCCTTTGACTCGACGTAACCTTGGGCGTTCTCAGCGCGAATCCGGAACACCCACGCCGACGCCCCGAGCTCGTCGGTGAAGACCGAGATCGTCCGGGCCTCCGGGTCGAGCTGCTCTCCGACCGGGATGAAGTCGCTCGACTGGTCCATACGTCCGACCGCCGTGAACTTCTGGACTTTGCGGTGGAAGTTCAGCGTCTCGTCGGCCGGCAGGTCGAACGACAGCACGTAGTCTCCCGGCTGGACGGTCACGGCGACTGCGATGTTCTCCGGAGGGTGGGGGTAGGTTCCGGCGACCTTCGTAGCCTCGCGCAGCCCCGTCCGCTGGACCGAGCGGCTGACGTGCCGGAGACCCTGCTTGATCCAAGGAGCGATCATTTGCGCTGCTTCTAACACTGGCGGTCCATATTGTCCAAATTTATTCGATTGCCATGAACGACCTGCCCTGCCACCGAGCCGGTCGTTGCGACACCGCTCCAACCTCGACCGCGACGGATCCGAACCTTTCCTCCGAAGTCGACCCGGCATCCTGCACGCTCTGATCGCCTCCGCTGACAAACACCGAGGTCGACCCAAACGCCTCGGTTGTAGCCGTCCCGGGCGGCGAGACCGTCGACGGACCAGCCGACACCGTTACCGAGCCGAAGGACTCTCCGGTAGTCACTCCAGCCGGCGAGACAAAGCTCGTTCCGCCTGCGAACGCGACCGACCCGAACTCCTCTTGGCTGGGGATGCCGGCCGGACTCACCGTCGCCGGCCCGGCCGAGACGGTGACCGATCCGAACTCCTCTTGGCTGGCCGCGCCCGAAGGAAACAGCGTCTGCGCCCCGACCGATACGACAACTTCTCCGAACTGCTCTCCGCTCGGAATTCCCGCCGGCGCCACCGCGACCGCGCCAGTCGTGACCGTCACCGACCCGAACGCCTCGCCAGAGGCTGCTCCGGCCGGGAACACGCTGGAGACTCCGACCTCGACCGCGACGGATCCGAAGACTTCTCCGCTAGCCGATCCTGACGGCGAGACGGTGACGGATCCAGTCGTCACCGCGGCCGACCCGAACCGCTCGTCCGAACCTGTACCGGCTGGCGAGATCGTCGAAGCGCCGGCCGTCACCGCGACTTGACCGAACTGCTCGTCAGACTGAGAGCCCGCCGGGCCGACCGTCACAGCGCCGGCTGTCACCGCCGTCTGGCCGAAAGCCTCGCCTGTCTGGACGCCAGCTGGAGCGACCGCCACCTCGCCAGTGGTGACCGCCGGCTGGCCGAAAGCCTCGCCCGAGCCGGCCCCGGCCGGGCTGAGCGTCTGCGCCCCGGCCGACACCAGCGCCTCTCCGAACCGCTCGTCAGACGGTATGCCGGCCGGGCTGACGGTGACGTCCCCGACAGTCACGGCGGCCGAGCCGAACTCCTCGGACGACCCAAGACCGGCCGGCGCCACGGTTGCGGCCGTCGAGATTGCAATTTGCCCGAACTGCTCTCCCGACTGGACGCCCGCAGGGGCGACCGGCGCCGCGCCGGGTGTGACCGTAGCCGACCCGAACCGCTCGTCGCTTGGAGCGCCAGCAGGCGCCAGCGCTACGGCCCCGGGCGCGACTTGAGGCGACCCGAAAGCCTCGCCGGAGGCAATACTTGCCGGGTTGGCCGTCACCGCCCCGGCCGTCACCGCCGGCTGGCCAAACTGCTCTTGGCTCGCCGCCCCTCCTGCCTGCACGTCCTGACCGCTCCCCGGCTGGCTGATGGCCAGCGACCCGAACTGCTCGTCAGACCGGACGCCGGCGGGCGACACCGCGACATCGCCGACTGTCACGGCGACGCTTCCGAACGCCTCGCCGCTAGGCGTGCCAGCTGGCGCGAGGTTCTGAGCCGCGTCCTCGAACTCCGCCTCCAGCATCAGCCCGTCCACGCACTGGTCTGGCGCGGCGTCGCCGGAGGAAAACCTCGCCCGCAAGTCCGTGAAGTCGCCGTTGCCTCCCCCTCCGATAGTCCAGACCGACGCCGCGCTCGGCGGGTCCGAGATGTTGACCCGGAAGAAGCGGTAGGTCGTGACGCCCGACTGCGCGCTGAGGTTGACAATCGACGTCCCGACCGATCCGTTGTCGTTGACCACGACGAGAGTGCTCCCGCTCTGCGTCGCGATCTGGTGGATGGCCGCAATCGCCTCGACCGCGCGCGGACCGGCCGTCGGCGTGGCGATGCCCGGCGCCGGGCCGAACACGCACTCGACGTAGTCGGTGCCGGCCAGCGGAGCGACCGCCCGCCAGCAGTCAGCCTGAACGACCGTCCCGAACGGCAGCGGCACGTCGTCGACCAGCTGGTAGGCGGTCGTCGTGGAGTTGAGGATGTCGGTCCCGGTGTCGCCTCGCTGGAAGTCGCCGGTGCCGGCGATGTTGTGCGTCCCGTCCGAGGTCGGCACGAAGTGGTGGACGTAGCCCGGACCGACCGGGTAGTCGCCCGAGGTGTAGGAGATGACCAAGTCGTCGAAGAACGCGTCGTAGGTCGCGTTGACCGCAGTGTTCCCGATGTTGAAGATGCTCGCTCCAACTGCCGCCGAGGCGTTGCTGAACTGCGCGCCGGCCGTCCCGTCGACTTGGAGGTCGATCAAGTGCGGGTTGGCCGACTGGTTGATCCTGAGGTCGATCCGGTACCACACGCCGGTCGTCACCGACACGCCGGTCGACGCGAACAGGATCGTGCCGGCCGGCCGAGCCCCAGCGTAGAGCTTGCCGTCGCTCGCCTTGAAGTAGAGCCCGTTGTTGTTTGTCGAGACGCTGAACAGTCCGACGTCGACGTCCGGGAGAGTGGCGAACCTCAAGTAGAACCGGAACACCATCATCGGCGTGGTGCTGCTCGGGACCGGGTTGAGCGAGGCGCTGGCGAGTCCAGCCGACGGGTTGACCCGCATGCTGCGGTCGCCGCTCCTGACGGTCGATGTGCTGATCGACCCGCCGGTGCCGCAGACGAAGTGCGGCGCCGGCCCGCCTACCGTGCCGACTCCGCACTCGAACCCGCAGCAGAAGACTGGCGTCATGTTGAAAAAGCGAAGCCGCGGAAGCTCTCGCCGCCGCGGCTACGCCTGAGAGAGCTCTGTCCTACAGCGTGAAGATCCGGTTCGCCCCGGAGTCGAACGCGACGTTGATGTTGCCGCCGTTCGGCGTGACCGGCAGCCCGCCGCTCGTCACCGGAGCCAGCGCGCGCGAGCCCGCCGTGACGATGGCCGCCAGCGCGTTGACCGCCAGCGAACGGTCGCCGGCCGCCGCCGCCCCCGACAGCGTGGCGGTCGCGCCGTTGCTGAAGGTCAGGACCGTCGCGCTCGGGATGGCGGCCGACAGCGGCTCGACCGCGATCGCCGTCGCGCTCGCCGCAGCCTGCGTGTTGCACGTCACGATGTGCTTGGCCGTGATCAGCGCGATCATCCTCGATGTCGACGGCGTGCCCGTGTCCTCGTAGATCCCGACCGCCTCGACCGTCGCGCCGGTGACCGCCGTGTAGACGAGGTCGGCCGCGTCGGCCGTCCCTGAGACCACCGTCTTGCTCGCCAGCGTCGCGGCCGTCCCGACTAAGCAGCCGTCGAAGTCGTCCCAGTGGTCGCCGGCCGCCGATGGCCCCATGCAGACGGCGTAGCCGCCGCTCGTGTAGGCGGCCGACCCGGTGGAGTTCGTCCCGTCCGGCCGCGTAAGCTCGAAAGTGTTGGCCGCTTGGTTGGCGACCTTCCACAGCCCGTTCGCCGCGAGGTTGCCGCCCACCTCGTCGATGTAGACAAAGTCGCCGTTGGCGAATCCGTGCGCCGTAGCGGTCACGACGATGGGCGACGCGTTCGACGCAGCCGTGATCGCCTTGACGCCGGTGTCGGCCGTGTGGAGGTCGAGCAGCGCCGCCTTGATCGTGTCGGTGTCCCAGTCGATGGTGCCGTCGAGGAATCCCTCGCGGCCTTTTTCAAAGAGTCTCATTGTTCCTTTCTTTGGTTTGGCGTCACCCACCCCTGACAGTTTACTTGCTCCTTCCGGTCAAACTGAGCCCGGCGATGAACGCGATGTGCTCTCCTTCCGCCCCGTCGATCGGACGCACCCCGCGGACCTTCGCGAAGGCGTCGACGTTGCGGTGCAGCCTGAAGACCGGACCGGCCTCGGCGTAGACCGCCCAGTCGTCGACCCGGCTGGAGACGACCGGCGGAAACTCTTCGTCTGACGGCTGCGGCGTCGAGACTGTCTTCCTCTGCCACTCGGCGCCCACGCCGAACAGCAGCGCGGCGTTCCAGCGCGCGAGCGAGAACCGGCCGTTGAGCCCGAACTCCACCCGGTCGACGAAGCGGTCGTTCGCGTCGTTGAACCCCGCGGCGGCGTGCAGCCCGGCCCCGGGCGTCACCCAGTAGTTGGCGCCGACCGTCACGCTCTTGTCGTAGTTCTCGATGTCGACCGTGCGCGCCTGCCCGGCGAGCTCCAGCTGGTACTCGCCGCTGTCGAAGACCGGCGGCGCCGGCTCGTCGACCTTGCCGTCAGAAACGTCGTAGATGATCGAGTCTGGCTGGAGCGTCGGGTTGCCTTGCTGCGCCGAGGTGGAGAGGCACAAGGTCGCGAGGATGGCGATGGTCAAGATTTTGTTCATGGTGTTGTCATTTGGTTTCGCACTGTCGCCCGCAGGCTGTTCTGGCCAGACACTCTTGTCGATCCAATTTTTCAGGAAACGGTTGTGCGCGATCCAAGCGGCGAACCCGACGAGCGCGCCCACGATGTAGAGCCGCAGCTCCGGCATGAACCACTTCTGGCAGTCCTCCTCCGTGATCTTTTGGGTGAAGCGCAGGGCGCAGCTTGAGAACGCGACGCACACCCACGGGATCAGGTAGTTCGGAAAGACCGGCAGCGTCTTCAGCATGTAGCCGAGAGCGATCGACGCGGTGAACACCAGCGTCAGCGGCCCGGCGCCCATCAGGAAGGTCTTGAGGTCTTCGAGTGTTTCCATAGTCACTCCGCAGGCAAGACTCCTTCGCGCCGGACGATCCGGTAGCTCCGCGACCCTTCGTCGATGTCGAAAAAGAAGTCAGGCTCTCCCGTCCCGTCGATCTCCGGCAGGCACCGATCCCAGTGGATCAAGTCGGTCGTGCACTCAAGCCCGTAGATCCAATTAGTCTCGGTCTCGAAGTCCACGCGGAACATCCGGCAAAACTCGTTGGTCGTCTCGCTCCCGTTGGCGAACCGCGGAGTCAGGATCACGGGCACGCTTGAAGCCAAGACCATCGGCGCCATGCGAGCTTTGATCGGCATGATCGAACGCGTCGGCAGCGGCGGAGGGGTCGTCCGGATCAGCTCCCAGTTCAACCGGTAGCGCGAGATGTTGGTCTTGACCGAAACCGTCGTGTGGCTCTGCAACACCCCGTCTTCACTCCACTGGTGGACGCACGTCTTCGTCACCTTCTCGATCACGGTCTTGCGCGTCCCGTCCTGATGCACGTCCTCCACGCTGTTTGTCAGCAGCGAGATTATTACGACCGCGGCGAAGTTGGTTGTCGTCATGTCAGTTGATCTTGTGCTTGAGCATGATCTCCCTCAAGTCGGAGGCGGTCACCGGCTTCTCGATGAACCCGACGTAACCGAGCCGCGCGGCGTCCGACACGTTCTCGTCGGTGGCGTAACCCGTGACGACGACGACCGGCAGCCGCGGAGTCGTCAAGCGGATCTTTCGAAGCAACGAGATCCCGCCTTCGCCCGGCAGCTTCAGATCGAGAAAAACGATGTCGAAGTCTGGATTGCACGTCTTGTTCGAATCGAACAGCGCCTCCATCGCCCGCATGGCATCAAACGCGATCTCGACCGCGCAGCCGATGTCCTCCAGACCATGCCGGATCAGCTCGGCCTCTTCCCGGTCGTCCTCGACCACGAGGACCCGAGGGTGCTCCTGCCGGATCGCATTGAGCAGATCCTCTGTTACTCTGACGATCTTGGTCACTTGAAGAACGTCCTGATCCACGCGGCGAGGACCGAGGCAGCGACAGTCACACTCACCCAGTGGACAATGTTCCATTGCCACTTCATGCGGTTCTGCTCGTCCCTTTGTTTCTGGTGATCGGTGCGCTGGCGGATCTGCTCGGCTTGGAGCTGGCGCTGGTGATAGTTGTTGAGCCGCTGCCAGTGCAACGCGAAGTCGAGGTACTGCTC